GCTTAAATTAGTGGACTGCTTGGACTGTAAGAAAAAATATACTAAAGCTATGTGTATGATTATAGTTCAAGAAGTTCACCATTCATATCTTCAAAGATTATGTATAAAATGTTTTAACAGGAGAAAAAAAGATGGCAAAATTACCTAAGATGAATTTATTTGTAGATGCGTTTAATTCAGACACAGTTTATCTTTCAGAAGAAGAACTAGGTCTATATATGAGAATGATTTTTTATGCTTGGACACATGATGCTTACTTACCAAAAGATAAAGATATTATTTATTGTTTACCAAAGAAACCTAATGATGCTCTGGTAGATAAAATACTTAAATTATTCTGGACAGAGGATGACAAAGGGTTTTATCAGAAAAGAATGTTGAAAGAATACAATTATGCTATGGAAGTATCAAATAAAGCTGTTAAATCAGCAGAGGCAAGATGGGGTGTTGTAGAGAAGTCAGATAGTGAACCCAAAGGGGATCGAACACCTAATGCGAATGTAATGCAAACGCATAGCAAACGCAGTACCACTAAAGACTATAACTATAAGACTATAACTAATAAAGATATATATATAGATCAATTCAACGAGTTTTGGGAATTAGTCAGTAATAAAGTCAGTAAAGGACAAGCTAATAAGAATTATCCACGATTAGATAAAGAATGGGCATTACAACCTAAAGAACTAGCTAAAGCATATAATAATTACTACAATTCTATTGGAGAAAAGAAATTTGCAAAACAACCTGCATTCTGGTTATCAGCAGAGAAGTATTTAGACGAAAAACCAAAAGAATATTCAAGAGAACAAGAGGAAGATTATAAATTAAAATCTTATATTCAAATGTTTCGTAAAGGAATTAGATTACCAATCTGGAGTAAGCAAGACTTAGACAAACTTGAAGCACTTGCAAAACAATCAGATTAAACTATCTTGCAGATATGGAACATGAGCCACAACCAGAACACTATATAATTGTTGAGGAGAAAGACGGAACATTCTCAGCTTTTATTAGATATGCAAACTTTGAAAGCAAAACAGATGCTGAAAAAGGATTGCAGTTAGTAATGGATCTCATGGGGTTAAAATTGCAACCGAATATAACTTATCATTAATGGCAAGACCTAAAGAATATAATATCAATCCAGAAGAAATAACCAAACTAGCTAGTTATGGTTGTACTAATACTGAGATAGCTGATTTCTATGGGTGTAGTGAGAACACTATAAGGCGTTATGGCGAATATCTTACAAAAGGTAGAAGTGAAGGTAAAATCAGATTAAGAAAGATACAATGGGGAATAGCAGAGAAGGGTAATGCAGTCATGGGTATCTGGCTTGGTAAGAATATATTAGGTCAATCAGACAATGGAATGATGGAAGATGATGACTCACCATTACCATTCAATGTAGAATAGTGCCATTATCTAAAGCACAAAAAGAAGTATTTACATCAGAAGCTAGGTTTAGAGTTCTTATAACAGGGAGAAGATTTGGTAAGACATTTCTTGCTCTCAATGAACTAGCTAAGTTCTCAAGATATCCAAAGAAGAAAGTTTGGTACATAGCACCTACTTTTAGAATGTGTAAAGACATTATGCTTGATCCTTTAGTAGAGAAAATGACTAAGCATAAATGGATTAGCAAAGTAAACTATTCTGATCTTACTATCACACTAAAAAACAAATCATTAATACAGCTTAGATCATCAGATAATTTTAACTCTCTAAGGGGTGTTGGATTAGATTTTATTTGTATTGATGAGTTCTCAGATGTAGATGAAAGAGCATGGTTTGAAGTGCTAAGACCTACATTATCAGATAAATCTAGAGAAGGATCAGCTTTGTTTCTTGGTACACCTAGAGGCTTTGGTAATTGGAGTTATAATCTTTATACAAGGCAAGACAATGACAAGAATTGGAAGTCTTTTCAATTCACTACATTAGATGGTGGTCAAGTATCACAGAGTGAAATAGATCAAGCTAAGAATGATCTTGATGATAGAACATTTAGACAAGAGTATATGGCATCATTTGAGAAGTATTCTGGTCAGATATATTACAACTTTGATAGAGAACAGAATGTAATAGAACACTATGCACCTACAACTAATTCAATACACATAGGAATAGATTTTAATATTGATCCTGTATCAGCAGTTATATCAGAAGTTAAACAAGATGATCTGTATGTATATGACGAAATTGTTATCTATAGTAGCAATACTGACGAACTTGTTGAAGAAATCAATAACCGCTACTCTGGTAAACATATCTTTGTATATCCAGATCCTGCATCAAAGCAAAGAAAAACAAGTGCAGGTGGTAGAACAGATTTATCTATACTAAAGAACGCAGGGTACAATGTCAGAGTAAGAAATGCTCACCCATTGATTAGAGATAGGATCAATGCAGTAAATACAAAACTAAAAAATGCAAAAGGAGTAAGAACATTATTTATTGCAAATAACTGTAAGAATGTGATAAAGAGTATAGAAAGACAAATTTACAAAGAAGGAACAAGTTTGCCAGATAAGGAAAACAATTACGACCATATGAATGATGCACTAGGATATTTAGTTGAGTTTCTATACCCAATCAAAAGAGATTTTAAACCTGCACCACCAAAGAGATTTAGTTAATGCCAAATTATAAAAGAGATTTTTTAACAGAAAGACATAGTGATTATGAAGATAAATTCCAAGATTGGAACTTTCATCTACTATCCTATCTAGGTGGTCAAGACTATCAAAATGGCTATCTACTTAACAGATATGTATTAGAGTCAGACGAGGAGTACATTAAGAGAATGAACAATACTCCGATAGATAATCATTGTAAGAATGTAGTACAAATCTATTCATCATTCCTGTTTAGAGTACCACCTACAAGAAACTATGGCACACTATCTGGTGACGAACAGCTAGAGAACTTTTTAAAAGATGCAGATTTAGATGGTAGATCATTTGACAATATTATTAGAGAAATGCAAATCAATGCTTCTATCTATGGTACTTGTTGGGCAATCATGGATAAACCTGCTGTACAAACAGAAACTAGAGCAGAAGAAATACAGCTTGATATCAGACCATACTTATCAATTTATACACCAGAGAATGTGCTGAATTGGAACTATCAAAGAATGATAAATGGTAGATATGAACTCACTTCATTAACACTATTAGAAAACCTATCTAATGATGTAGCCACAATCAGAGTATGGACAAAGGAAGATATTACTACATTAATGGTCAAAGATTTCAGTAAAGGTTATTCTACATCAGAGCCAATACTCATTGATGAAATGCCAAATATGATTAATGAGATACCTGCTGTGACTCTATACAATCAGAAGTCACAAAGACGAGGTATTGGTATTAGTGATTTACAAGATGTGGCAGAACTACAAAAATCTATTTACAATGATTACTCAGAGATAGAACAACTAATCAGATTATCTAATCACCCAAGTTTAGTTAAAACACCTAATGTAGAAGCTAGTGCAGGTGCAGGATCTATCATTGAGATGCCAGAAGATATGGACTCAAACTTAAAACCATACATCATACAACCTAGTTCTCAGTCTATGACAGGGATTATGGATTGTATCAATATGAAGGTAGATGCAATCAATAGAGTCACCCATATGGGATCAGTCAGAGGAACAGAGAAAACAATTAACTCTGGTATCGCTTTACAAACAGAGTTTGAATTATTGAATGCTAGACTATCAGAGAAGGCAGATTATCTAGAGAATGCAGAAGAACATATCTGGAGATTGTTTGCTAAATGGCAAGATAAAGATTTTGATGGTGATATAGAATACCCAGACAGCTTTAATCTCAGAGATTATTCCGCTGATCTACAGTTCTTACAAGTAGCAAAAGCATCTGGAGTTGTATCTGATACCTTTGCAAAAGAAGTCGATAAACAAATAGCTAGGGCAGTTGTAGAAGATGATGAGAAGTTAGCAGATATAGATAATGAGATAGAAGCTAAACCAAGACCAATAGGACAGTTCTCAACACCTGCAATCGAGGGTGAAGAAGTTGCCGAAGAATAAAAGACGCAAAGTTCCAAAGGATAAAAAGACAGGTGTACCAAAGAAATATTTATCTGGACTCAAGAAAGAAGAAGAACGCAAAAGACGAGCCAGACTTATCAAAAGAGTTTCAGCATTATACAAAGCAGGTAAACGAATACCTAGATCATTACTTAGAGCAAGGACTAAAGCATAATGGCAGTTAGAAGAAAACCTTTATCAGCTTCAGTTGTTGCTACACTTAAAAGAAAAGCAAAAGCATCTAAGAGATACACTTATGGAACATTAGCTAAAGTATATCGTAGAGGGCAAGGTGCATTCTTATCAGC